ATACAGATGGAAACGAATAAAAAAGATATGGATGATATGTGGGTATGTGATTATTGTGGTACTGAAGAAGTAGACGAAAAAGCGTGGGTCAATATGAACACCCTTGAAGTTACAGAATGTGTTGAAGGAACTACATATTGGTGTAATAATTGTAATGATGAAGTAGCACCATTAACATACTTTGAATGGACAGAAAAGATTGCTGAAGAATGTGGAGGCAACAAAGATAAATATGATGAAATAACAGCAGGGAGTAGAATGTGAATAATGAAATAGCAAATGGTAAGGAACAAATAGATGCAACTATATCTATTGATGTATACTATTCTTTTGACGAAGAAGAAGGATATTACATAGATACCGATACTATGAGAGAAGAGTTTGAAAAAGCATTAGATGAAATAGAAGATGATATATCAAACTTAAATCATGAACGCAATGAACATTTAAGAACAAAGCATATGGAGGGTTAATGGAAAATAATGCAAGAATAATTACTAACATACAAAACACTTTAAAAATGGTACGTGAGCAGCTTGATGCTGATAATGAAGTACCAAAAAAAGTAAAATATACATCATTATTAATTGATGACATTGGTCAACGATTAGATATTGGTGCTAAAAAATATGGTATGCAAGTACCAATAGAAGAATCAGATGGTAGAATATTTACACAAGAAGCATACGAAGAATTATGTGATGCTATTGTGTATTTATCTTCTATCGGATTAAATCTAATTAGTAAAGCAAACAATGATGATGAACGTTACCATGCACATATGATGGGCAATATATTGTTTAACACTTGTTATCAAACAATTAAATATATGGAGTTGATATATGAAAAAGAAACGATATAGAAAAGATGAACTACAATTACTTGCAAAACAATTTGTTATGAAACGCATTGAAGGGTTTGAAATAGAAGAACAACGCAAGTATTACTTGGAACCTAAGTTAGTAGATGAATGGTCATATTATGTGTATTGTACTTGGAGAGACAATACAATGATAAGAGGTTGGGATTTAGATTATCTATATGACACACCCCTTGGTATGCCCAAATTTATAGGTGAATAGTAACAAAATTATTTGGATTAGGAAGTGTTTATAATTAACTTCCTAGTCTAAATATTAATATTAATAATAATAAAATAAGGATAAAATATGAAATTCAAAGGTAAAGAATATACCGAAGTAAAAGATAGACTTATCGCATTCGCAGACGAGTTTCCAGAATCAACTATTGAAACAAAACTAATCAGTGTAAATCAAATTGTAGATACACCTACAGGTGAGACTTGCAATGAATATGTTGTACAAGCAATAGTTAGACCAAATCCTATGCAACAACCAGAATGGTATTACACAGGTTTAGCAGCTGAACGTGATAACACAGGATTTGTAAACAAAACATCAGCATTAGAAAATGGTGAGACATCAGCAGTAGGTCGTGCATTAGCATTTGCAGGCTTTGGTGGTGATTTTGCAATAGCAAGTAAAGAAGAAGTAGACAATGCAAAAGCAAAACAAAAGGCTATTAATCCAACAGTAGCATCATTATCAACTATGGATAAAGCAGCTAACGAAGCAGCTAAAGCAGGTAAACTTCCAGAAGAAGACCATCTTAGATACAAACAGAAACGACAAGCTGGATTCTTCGATACAAAACTTAAAGTAAGTCAGAGTACAGAGTACTTTGAATCGTTAACGAAAACAGAAGGAGCTAAGTAAATGGCTATAACTGGAACAAAAGTGAAGACCAACACTTCCAATAAAAATTGGTTCGTAAATCAATGTCGTATTGTAGAAGCAGAACAAATTGATTCTCAATACAACGATTGTAGTATCAGACTAAAACTAGAAGATAAAGACAATGGATATAACTACACTACATTTATCAATCAGAACTTTGAAAAAGATGTGAATGGTATTGTAACTGGTATGGCATATCCAGAGGATTTAAATACACTTTATCTTGCATCTGGAAAAGATATTAATGTATCTGATATAGGTGAAGTTAATGTTGATACACTTATTGATAGTGAAGTTGCTGTAATTAATTATGCAGCATCTGGTAAATACAAAAGAGCTACTTGGGGAGTAGTATCTAATCCTAATGACACAGCTGAGTTAGAAAAGAAATTTATGGCTCAGATAGCAAAAGGATATCCTAAAAACTATCAAAAACCACAAGATACAATGGTAGAAGAAATGCTTGGTAATAGAGAACCAGCAAAGACTGAAACTGTTGATGACTTACCATTTTAATGACTGCTCAAGACATTATATTAAGATGGATTGATACTAAGTCTAAATCTGTTGATGGGTATTTTGCTTCCTATGATTTAGAAAGCGAAGTACCTGTCTATGGCAGATTAGCACATCAAAAAGTACATACCCCAAGTACTTATTCTAGGGCGTTTAGAAAGATTCGTGAAGGTAATACTTTAATGCGTCTAGGCCTAGAATTAGAAGAGCATATTAATTCAGAAACAAAGGTAAAAGGATGGAAAATAAAGAAACTATAATTGAAGTAATCAATGGTAGTGTTTCCAGTCGTAATGGAACTGTTTGTACTGTAGATGAATTTAATCATATGATTAGTGAATATAAATGGAATGGTGAAATGTATCGTAGCTATTATTCCTTCGATGAAACCATGAAAGAGTATGTAGAAACTAATCGTACAGTTAAAGGGTTTGATGGATTGACTTATTTAGATTCAATTATATTGGATGTAGATAAAGGCAATATACCAGATGACCAGTTCCAACCTTATTTGTTGCAATGCCTAGGTGAAATAGAAGACCTGGGCATTGACAAATCTCACGTGAACATATGGTTTAGTGGTAATGGTTATCATATAGAATTATTAAATGTATTTGGCTTTCAACCTAGTAGAGTATTACACGAAAAAGTAAAGCTTACTATGAAAGAACATTTATCATTTGCAGATAGTATCTTTGATAAAACACGCATTATCAGAGCACCATTTAGTATTAATAAGAAAACTGGATTATATAAGGTGTATATACCTTATCATAGAATCTGGAATTTAGATTACGATGAAGTAAAAGAAATGGCTACTAACTCTGGTTCGTATCAATCATACAGAGAAGAAGATGGTGATTGGTATTCTGGTTTATTCAGAGACAAAGAAGTAGAACCATATTTACAACATCTCATTGTATCTACATCAAAAGCAGTAACAGGAGGTAATTATCGTAGTAAAGATACTACTTCTGTTGTTACTTGTATGCAGCACGCATTTAATGAAGGTCCTGTAGAAGGACAACGTAATATGAAAATGATGCGTATGTCTAGTACATATAAACGTGCTGGTGTTCCTTATATTGTAGCATTAAATGGTATGTTACAATGGAGTGCAGGTACAATGGATGATGAAGAAATAATACGAACAGTAAGTAACGTGTACGATGGAAACTACCAATATGGGTGCAATGATGTTATTATGGCAGAATATTGTGACCCAAAGTGTATTCATTTTAAACGTAAAGATTACACATTAGATATCAAAAATGTAAATGATATGACTAAATCGTTAGTAGAATATCTACAGAATGATATCACCAAGAAGTCTATTAATATGGCTGATATCTTTCAATGCCAAGACTATATCATTAAACCAGGAGAGCTTGTAGTATTTTCTGGTGATACTGGTATGGGTAAATCTGCATTCGTTCAGAATGTAGTTACTAAAGGAGATAAAGATACGTTGTTCTTATCATTAGAGATGAATGAATTTCTAACGTTTAGAAGATTTGTTCAGATAGCTAATAATCAAACAGAGCAATGGGTAATAGACCAAGTAAAGTCTAACCCAGAAATATCGTTTGAAGAACAATTAGGTCATATTCAAGTAATGACAATAGCACCAGAAATTGAAGCTATTAAGAAGGTAATTGCTACGCATGAACCAAATATCTTAGTAGTAGATACAACTGATGAAGTGCACGTTGATAGAGTAGAGTCTGAAATACAGAGACAAAACATTATCATTGGTGCACTAAAAGAAATGGCACAGAAACATAATATTATTATTATAGCTGTGCATCACGTAAACAAGATATCTGCAGCAGGTAATACCATAGCATTGCATTCATTAAAAGGTAGTACTAATGTAGTACAGAAAGCAGATAAAGTAATTATGGTTAAAGGGAATCGTGATGAAAAAGCTAGAGTAATATCTAGTGAGAAATCAAGAGATGATGGAAAGTTTGAAATGACAGCACTCTTTGATTATGAAACGATGACTTTTAGACAGGTTGATTGGAGTTAGTAATGATAAGAATAGATACCATACAACAAGATGATTTAATAATGCAGCAATTAACATTATTATATCTTTTGAAAATTGGTGTGTCAGTTCAAGTAAATGAAGGACAACATTTTGGTTTGAATTTTGGAATTGGACCATTAGAATTGTCTTTTGTAGTGAGGTTATGGAATGGCACACAGAAATAAAATACGTGGTAACAACCTTGAACGTGAGATTGTCAATACTGCTAAAGAGGAAGGGCTCTCTGCAAAGAGGGCCTATGCCTCTGATGGTAGGTCACTAGGATATAGTGAAGTAGTTGATTGTCTTGTTGAAGATTGGACCATACAAGCAAAACGAAGAAAGAAAATAGCACAATGGTTATATCCAGAGTATCATGGCGATGATGTAGATGCAGTAGTAACACGAATGGATAGAAAAGAAGCGTTAATTATAATGCCTCTTGGAAAGTGGATAAAAATGATGAAGGAGATAAAAGATGGCAAAAGTAAATCTTAGTAAAGAAGAAGTAGAAATGGCGATAAAAGGTTTAGCTAATATAGTCACTATTAAACATAGATATAGAGAAGTTAAAATGCCTAACTTAGATATAGATATGATTAGAGAAGTATTACATAAACTAGAAGCACCATTTCAAGAAAAATACAATAAGATAATAAGAGATTCAGAAGACAAACAACCTAGAATAGGGAATTGTGAGTGTTGCGATGGCTAAATTTAAGAAAGAAGAATTATTGATAATGAGGTCTTCATTGCTTAACTTTAAGAAAGCACCTTGGGTGTCTGATGAAGAAAGAAAAATAATAGAAAGTATTTTAACTAAAATTAAAAAACTATTTGAAAAAGAATAATAATTATTGGCCTACATAATACGGCTTAAAAGGAGTCGGGCAGGTATCCAACCCTGTGTCTCGATTTTGTTTAATTAAATAAAATGTGGAGATTAGTTAATTGCACTATGGTTGGCCATCAACCACTGGTTGGTGCTATAGTAAAATTTAATAGTAGGCCAATAAAATAAGGAGACAATATGAAACCATTAAGAGATGAAGTTGTAATAAAGCAGCAATCTAGAGAAAACAAAACAGAAGCAGGTATTATTTTAACAACAGATGTAGCAATCAAAGAAAATGTTGGTGAAGTAGTAGCTCTTGGTAGTAAAGCAGAAGAACTAGAAATAGGAGACAAAGTATTATTTGGTCCAGGATTTGTAGTTCAAGAAATAGATAAACAAGAATATTTAATTATGAGTACCAAAAATATTCTATTGGTATTGGATAACGAATGATTATTCCTTATAAAAAACAATACGAAGTATTAAAAAAAGAATATGAAGAGTTGTCCAAAGAATTAAACCAATACGCTGATTTAAGTTTAGATGAATTTAAAGACCGTAAAAGTTTAATAACAAGGTTATATCAACTTGAAAGAGAATTAGAAAAAGAAAAAAGAAATAACAAATACTCCACAGAATACTTATCTATTTTAGTTTGGCTTTATGGTATTGATAAAGACAAGTACAATAAAGTAGTTCAAGATATATGTAAAAAAATATATGATGACTATGAATGGAAGTCAGAAATACTAGGATATGATTTTTTGCATATGCATCTTTCAGAAGATAATAAATATGCAAATGAGTTATTTGATTTATTTCACCAAGAAAGTGAGGACTAAATGGAATATAATGCTGATTTTCAATACGATTTAAAGTTTGGACAAGAAGGTGAAACTGAAATAGCAAAATTATTAAATGATTCTTCTATTGAAGTTAAACGTGATAGACAAACTCAACAAACTGGTAATGTATATATAGAATATGAATCAAGAGGTAAACCATCTGGTATTAAAACTACCAAAGCTAAAAAATGGGCATACATACTACAAGATGGCTGCATTCTTATCATTAATACAGAACTATTAAAAAAAGCACTACGATATTTAATTAAAAATAAACTATGTGTAAAAGATATGCCTGGTGGTGATAACAATACATCAGTAGGTGTATTAGTAGGTGTAGAAAGATTAATGGAAGGATTAAGAGAGGTACAATGAAAGATGATAAAACTTGGTCATTAACCAAAGAATATAAAGATAATAAGAATAATATCATATTTAAAGATACATTTCCATTAAAACGTATTTTAAGTGATTTATCTAAAGAAAATGACAAATTGCTCAAAAAAAGTCCACGAGAATAGCCCTAGAAGCTCGTAAAATATTTTTTTAATACTAACTATCGCCTAATTATAGATAGTGCGATGTCGTACTGATTAGAGGCTAAAACCTATATTAATTGTCTTCTTGTTCTAGTTTTCTATTTTTTTCCCTTAATTCTGCTAAAATATCATCTAATTCTTCAGAATTAAAGTAATCTCTAGCATAGGCGTGTACTTTATGTAATGGTAATCCTGTTAAAAAGTCTGGAGCCATAGCTGGAGACTTAATAGTTCTATAAACATCTTTACTTAATCTACCAAATGGAAAATATGTGTGAAATTGATAATTCCAGAATTTATCATAGTTGCCATTAATCATTGCAGTTAATGGTGGTAGTATAAATCTACTAACAGGTGGTGTCACAATAGCTAATGGTGCTAGTGATGGATGTGGATACTGACTAAAGAAAGCTCTATCACGCATTTCTTCATCACCAAAAATAAGTTGTGCTGTATCTTGCATCCAAGACATAGGTGGTGATAGTGCATATTCAAATATAGATGAAGCAAATATATTAGCCATAGCTAATGCAAAGATATCCATAGTAAATTGATTATTAGCTCTTTTTTTCTTTACTTCATTGTTCCATATTTTTTGATTAGCACCTTCACTATATATATCTATTCTTCTACCAATACTATTCCAAGCATAAGGGTGGAAACGTGTCATGATTCTACCGAGGTTTGTATTAGAAAAGTTTGGTCGTTGTGTTGCGTGATATACAAACTGGGATGCTTTAACAGATTGTCTTGCAATATTTAATATAATAGGGTCATTAAACGCCATATCTTTTGTAATTTCTGGTCCTAATATTTGTCTACTATTGACAATAGAAGCTAATGCAGTTCTAGTTCTAAGTACCATTTCTGATTTTTTCATAAAAAACGAACCAGCATCAGTTAAACCATCTATAACACCAAGTTCTTCTATAGCCTCTTTCATTGTTCTTGAATGTAATGCAGCTGCTTCTTTATCGCTCATATTTAAATAGTTGTTACCTTTACTGTCTTTAGCTCCAAGTATTTTTTTAACTATTAAATCTTTAATACGACCTCTGTCTACTTGTGCTTTTTTTTGACTGTAATAACCCTCAGTTACTAGTCCATCCTCTAAGAACCCTTCTCTAAATAACCAGTTGATAATATCATTATAACTTTCAATGTATTCTTTTTTTCTATTACCTTTAGCATCTATACTGTAGTAGAAAGGTCCTCTACCGTCTTTCCCTTTTGGAAATACATTATTTAATAACCATTGCTCATCGTTTGCTTTTCTAAAAGAAGACCATCCCTCATCTACAATGGTGTTGGAGAAACCACCGTAAAAATTAGTAATAGCTGATTTAGGGTGAGATAGTAGAGATACCATTTCAAATTTACCTTCTAACTCACTCCAAGCTTTTGCTTTACGTACTAACCAGTATCTTCTAGCAGTACCACTTTTTGGTGCATCTTTCAATATGTTACCACCAAATGAATCATTAATTCTTTCTAAAAACCCTACTACAGCCTCATCACTAAATACATCATATGCAGTATTAAATCTACCTATTTTGTTAATGTTTTCAGGTTTTAATATTTCTTTTAAGTTTTCAATTCTGAATTTTTTAATTTGTTCTCTTTTCTTAGTAGAGCTTTCTATCTGATTTATTCTAGCTTGCTGTGTTTTTGTTAGTCCAAAGTTTACATCTACTAAGTTTAAAAAACGTATATCAGGATTACTGACATATTGTTTTTCTTTTAACTTGGTTCTATCTAAATCTGCATCTATATATGCTCTAATTAATTTAGCTTCACCTTCTTTAATACCATGAATATTAAAATTACGTAAAGATGGGAATCCATTATTATTACTAAATACATCTACAATATATGCGTGCCATTGTTTATTTAGCTGCATTCCTTCTTTATCAGTACCAAAGGGATTCTTTTCTAAGAACTGGTCAGCAATTAATTTTAGTTTAATATTTTGTACGTGTCTTAATAGTCCAGAATAACTTGCTTGTAAATATCTTTCTGTTGCAGCAAAGTCAGTACGCCAAGCAGGCATTTCATCTACACTTCTAGAGTTCACAATATTTCTATTAGAGTTATCTACATTTAATTCTGGTCTAGTATTTAATAATCTTAGGTTAGATTCTTCACCTATTGCTAACTCTAAATCAACACCAGTAACTGACTCTTTATCAAATAATTCTCTATAATATTGTTTTGTTAATGCTAATGCTACATCTTCTTTGATGTTTCCAGCTTCTAATTCTATTCTAATTTGTGGTGGTAATTTTTCTACATTGAATTTCTTACCATCTTTGCCTACAATATCTTCTATTTTCTTTTGCATGGAATCTTCAAGGTGTTTCATATTTTTATCTCTTAAAGATTTAAAGTCCATACCACCAATGTGAGGTACATAACTATCTACTTCACCTGTTTTTTCATTGTAAAACCTACCTAAACCTATACGTGTATTTACTTTGTATACTGTATTTATACGTTCTAATACTGTTTTAATACTTTCTGTTTTACCTTTATAATTTATTCTAGGTTTTTCAAACTCAGTTTTACTTAATTCTTTATTGAAGTTTACTTTTGGAAAATGTTCTTTTAACATATCTTTAATAATTAAATTATGTTCTATGAATCTAGCATCTGCTTCAGAAAAAATTTCTCTCAATACTTGTTCAACACTACCAGGTCCCATATCTAAAATACCTTTAAATATTGCATCTAATTTCTTAGTGTTAGATATAATACCATTTTTATCAAAAAATAATTTTTGAAGTTCTTGTATTTCTTTTTCTACAATATTCTTGGTATTATTTTCAACTACATTTAAATCTATTTCTTTTTCTTTTGGTATAACAAATTCATCAACTTTAAATCCTTGTTGCTTTAATTTTCTTCTTAACCTTGGTGCTTTACTTACAATAATATCATTCATAACCTTAGTCATAATTTCAGTGTATTTGGTATTCATCAAATCCATTACTTCGTAAGGACCAACTTCTTTGGTTTGACCTTTTGTTCCTGCAGGGTCTTTAATAAAGAATGTAACTCCATCTTTTACCATTTGGTCAATAATTTTTTTCTTAGCATTCCATAAATCTTTAATATTTTTTTGTGCTCTTTCAGATTTACGTTGATAAATAGGTGAGTTTCCATCTTGGTATTCTCTTCTAAACAACATACCACTGAATAATATATCAAAATTTGTACCTATTAAATTACCAGAATCTAATGTAGCCCAGTCAAAGTTTTCTTTTAGTAACACATCTTTTGTCCATCTGTTAAATGTGTTTTGTACTTGATGGAATAAATATTGTATTTCATTACCATATCCCAATGTAGTAGTAGGTATTTTACCAGATTTAAATGTAATGTTTCCATACTTATCTTTAACAATATTATCTACTCTCTTAAAAGTACTATCTTTTTCAAATTGAGTAGCACCTGCTAAGTATTCTTCCGTATATCCTTTGCTTAATATATGGTCTCTTCCTTCTGGACTTCTTCTTACTTTAGGGTCATATAAAAATCTTTTCAACCACCCTGGAGTTGTAACACTTTCTATATACCTCATTAAAGATTGCAATTCTCTTACAGTGATTTCGTTAAAAGGTTTACCAGTTAATACACCGCCTTGATATGATTCGTACAATGGTTCAATATAATCTTTAACACCAGGTCTACTTTCAATTAAATTGTGAAAATCTAACATGGTTAATACAGCTTCTTCTGTTAATGTAGGGTCATTAGCTCTTTTCAATAATGCTTCTTCTATATTAAAGTCTTTAATCTTGCCATAGTCAGATTTTTTAATTTGTATTTCTTCAGACAATGTTGGCTGTGCCGTTTCTTTTTCAATTTCTTTAACTGCAACTTCTTCATTTTTACTTTTATTTTCTTGACGTTCTCTAGATTTTAAAATCATAGCATCCATCTCATAACTAAATTTTCTTAGACTGCTTTTATTTAATGCTGCACTTTGCCATACTTGTTCAAATCTACCTTGTACATCATTTAAAATACCAGTTCTAACTCTGTATGCATTTTCTAATTGAGGACTGTTATCTCCATGTTTTTTGTATAAATCTCTAATCTCTTGAGTAACGTCTTGCAGTCTTGATAACTCAGATTTCAATGAAGTTAATCCACCCGTAGTTACTGAAATTTTTGTATCTACTGGACTTTCAGGTATTACATTACCAAGAACAGCAAAGTCGTAAAAGTTTTCAAGTTCACGCACAATGTCGTTTTTTAATTTTGTTCCTTCTATACCAAAAGACTCTACATATCTAACAAATCCTTCTTTTTGTGCAGTAATAAATTTATCAACATTTATAGGATTTATTCTTTCTCCATTATTAGCTGTATTAGTTCCCATTTTATTCAATAACAAATATGTTTGTCTATTATTCAACTTTAACTCATATGCTCTATTAGTTATTTCTTTTAATACATCTATTGCTTTTCTACCTTGCAATGCTGGAATTTGATTTAAAATACCTAATATTTTTTCACCTTGTTGAACCATTAAACTAATTCCAATAGTTTCAGTTAATCTTTGTTCTAATTTTGTAGGGTTTGCTGCTAATATATCTTTTTCATTTTGTGATAAACTTACAGAATAGTAATCAATTAATTTTAAATTCTTTAATATAGGACTATCTTTAATAGCAAGCTGTAATGCCTCCATCATACCTATTAAATTTTTTGCATCAGAATAATTTGTAAACGAAAACTTGCTCAAATCAAACTCTTCAAACTTTGCTAAATTTCTAGCCATTTGTGTATAGTAATTATTAACTGGTGTTCCTTCATTGTTTACATTAAAATAATTTAAATATTCTTTAGCTATAGAAACCATAGTAGATAGGTCTGCTTTTTCATTCATCATTCTACTAAATGCTCTAAATGCTTGCAATGCTGGTGCTCCATATGTTTTGTTAAACATTGTGTAATAAGACAAATCATTGAACTGAGATTCACTATTTACTAAATATTCTAATTCTTCTCCTAATCTAACTGTTCCATCTTTTCTTAAAATTTCTTTTCCGTTTTTAGTTTCTGCTATAAGAGGATTTTTATATTCAAAAAAATCATTAAATATTCTTGTCAAACTATCTCTAGGCACTAATAAATCTTTATATCCAGAACTATCTGCGTGTATATTAGAACCAACAATAGATATTTGTTTTAATCGTTTAAATCCTGGATTGTCTTTTTTAAGTACAAGTTCTGCTCCACCACCTAAATCAATAACACCACGATTAGATTCTGCAACTTGCATTAATATTTGTAATTGTGTAGTACCATTAATAATCTGACCCATATTGCTTTTACCATCGTATGATGCTTTACCAATACGTAAACGTGCATTTGTACTAAACAATTCACTAAGTTTAGAATCAGCTAATTTAGCACCAAAATATCTATCAGCTATATCTAGACTACCATCTTCATCTTTTAATGGCATTATAGTACCATCTTCAAGCTCTAATTCACGTTGTATTTCTTTTTTACCAAACGCTTCTTTAATAATGCGTGATAGTCCCTGATATCCAATAACTTTATCACCATCTTTGTCCATACCACCCATCATCATATCATTGTATTCGTTAGAATAAAAACCTAAACTACCACCATCTTTTTCAAAACCAGCAAATTCTAATACACGTATACCACCATTACTTGAATTTGGTGAACGCATAATAGCAAAGCTTAATGCCTCTTTTACTTCTTTATATCCTTCTGCACCAGGAGCTAACTTACCACCAGGTTTTACCAAATCCCAAGCTTCACCTAATGTCATTTCTTCTTTAGTTACTTCACCAGTTTCTTTATTAATTCTTTCTACTAACACAGGGTCATTCTTTGCACCTTCTCCACGTTTAAATTGATTGGTTTGTATACCGCCTTCTGCCATCATTTTTTGTGAAAATGGAAATGCTACTGCCTGAAATCCTGTGTCTACATTAATACGTTGTGCTCTGTATACAACGTAATTACCAAGTATTCTATCTAATAATTGCTTATGACCTTCACGCATTAAGTATGATATCGCATAGTCATTACGTTCTGCATTTAATATAAAATTATTTGTTTTAGTAATCTCTGCAATATCTGCTAAAATATAAGACTCTTGCAATGCAAAATCTTCAGATTGGTATTTTCTAAGTATTTGCTTAGCAATCCATCTACCAGAAGGCGTGTCTAGCCCTTCTCTTACTTCTTTTATTGCTTCTACAACATCTATAGTGTCAACATCTAAATTAGATTTATCTTTATCGGCAAATAAACCTTGGTCTTTTTTTAATGCTTGAAATGCCTCATTACCTTCTTTAGTTCCTGCCATATTCTCTTCTCTCATATTATTAAGAGCTTCAAAATACTTTTCATTAAATATAGGTCTACCTTCTGAGTCTATTTCTAAGTTAGAGTTTTTATCCATAAACTGTTTATACAACTTTAAATTTCTAGTTTTATTTTTTTCTTTTACATCTACATTAATACCTATTTCTTCTGGTCTCATTTTAAATATAGTCTCTTTACCATTAGATTCGTATTTGCCAATATTTTTATTGTAAGTAAGCTCACCAGATTGTATACCACCTCTTTGCTTAGCCGAAGAATCATACATAGCCATATGTTCTCCACGACTAACTAAATAGTCATTCATTGCATTGTCAGCTCTATACAATCCAGCTTTTAATTTAACATGACCTGCACCATCTCTTGGATTAGAATGTCCTACGGGTTTCATAAAAAAACTAAATGATTCTAAGTCATATACTTCTCTAAGTTTATCAAATACATCTTGCCTAATATATATAACACCATCCAATCCTGACTTTTCCCCTTTTTTATTAAATGCTTCAGGGTCTTTGTAAGTAGATACTCTGAAAAATCCTTTTTGCTCTACTTGTTCAAATAAAGATAATTGTTCACCTTCTCTAGAAAATTCATTTAATATTTCAGACAATGCTCTATCTTGTCTATTTTCTGTGCGTGCAAATCTATCTCTTAGTGTTGTAATATTATTTTTATCTAAATAATCTTTCAATTCTTTTATTTTTTTAGGATTCTCTTTTGCCCATTGTTGCCATAAACTTTTATAAGTTCCATAATAATCAAAATTAGGGTCTTTAGCAGGTTGTCCTTTTCCTGTTCCTTTAGCTTGTTGATAAGCTTGCTCTATAGTTCTTCCATCTTTTAATTTAGCATTTAATGCACTAAATTGTTTTCCAAGATTATCTCCTTTCGTAGACACTTCAAATCCTTCTGTTTTACTGTATGTAAATTTACCAGAAGGTTCAACATCTAAAAACTCTATAACATCTTTTGTTTGTACAGGCAAATCAATACCTTGTGATAATGGTTGATATTTATTTATCTTAGCAGCACTAGTAGGATAATTATTCTTAGGATTCAAATAGGTTTGTAATGCAGTTTTTACTTTAGTAAAATCGTTTATATCTTTTTGAGCAATCAATCCGTTATCCATCAATTCATATAAAGCATTTGCAGTTAATTCAACAGATTCATCTCTATTTAATTTAGCACCAGGTTCGTATTCTTTAATTACTTTTTCTAATACATTTACAAAACTTTCAGTATTATATCCTTTTTTAAATGGTAGTTTCTGTATAATAATCATACCAGTGTCTTTGTTAGCACTATGTATGTATTGATTACTATTTTTTATTAAATCTTTATTTAGGTTTAAAAAATAATTAACACCTTCTGCTTTAAATGGTGCTTGCATTTCTTTTGTTGTTGGTGTTGTTTCTAGTCCAGTTACAGGGTCTATTTCTACATCTTGTTCAATATCTACTTTTTCTTTTTCTATATACCTAAGAACAGTTCTTACTCTATCATCACCATACATTTTATTAATTTTATTCGGTGCTTCTTTTACTACAATTAAATTTCCTTTAGAATCTGCTTGTACATCTTGACCAATTCGTTGTATGACTCCCTCAGTATCTAATAAAATGTTATTACCCAATCTATAAGTAACTTTCTTCATAAAAAATTGTTTAAAGCCCTTTGGTATTTGTACTTCTGGATATACTTGTTTAAATCCTTCTATAAAACCATCATAATTATTTAAGTTATTTTCTATTTTTTCTGTTAAATCTTTAGCTAAATCTTCGTATTGAAGCTCAGGATATTTATCTATCATTTCTTTGTATAATTGTTTAGTAATAGTATCTTTAACAATATTTTCGTTTAAATCATATTTTTTAATTTCTGCTATAATCGTATCAAAACTATCTAACATAGGTTGATTAGCTTCGTCTTTATTTTCCTGTTTAATTTTTTCTTTATCTGCAAATTCTTTTTGCAAACGTTCTCTGTATGTAGAAAGTTTAATATCTACTTCTTCTTTTGGTAAGTTTAAGTACTTAGCATCTTCCTTAACTAGTTCTGATATTTGCTTGTGTTGTTCTGGAGTAATGTTTGCTATATCAATATTTTGCTCTTGTGCTTTTTTAACATATTCAACACCCATTAAATCGTAAGCTAATGCAAACTTATCAGCTTGTTGTATATTTAGTTCAACAAAATGTCTATCTACATATTCCTGAGATTCTTTTGGTAAGTCTTTATATTCTTGTGTTTTCTTTAATAATTCTTTTGATTTTGATAAATTTGCATTTCCAGGTATAGGATTAGAAGCTAAGAATTGTGTAGCTTTATTTTCTGCTACAGACCTACCAGATGCACCAAAGAAAAATCCTAATGCATATTCATATACCTGCTCTGGTAAAGGCATCTCATAATAGGTAGCCATACCACCAGTATAAGCAGAACCCAATACACCTCTAGCAAATAAATTAATAACATCTTCTTGCTCTTTAGGTTTTACAACCATTTTTCTAATTGCTTCTTCACCAAGCTTTTTAGTGTTAGGGTTACCTAATAGTCTACCTATGCTCGTTACTTCTGCTATACCACCAAATACAGCACCTGCCATAGCTCCGTGCATAGCAGCTTCAACCATACCGCCTGGTCCTTCTTTTCTAGCACTTACACCTAAAGCTATACCAAGATGAATACCGTCGTGTGCAACCTTTCTAAAACGTTCATTACCAAGTAGACCTTTACTTAAAAATCCACTTGCTAATAACCCGTTTTTATCTAACGATGCCTGTGCATTGTCAATAACCCAGTCAGATATACGCATTGGTACAGACCTTAAAAACATTTGTTTTTCGCCAGTAATAGGATTAATAGATTCTTTTCTTAAATCAAAATTGCCAATCTTTAATTTAGATGCAAGTTGCTGCGTTCTTGCAGTATATGATTCTGCAGTTTTCTTTAACGCACTTCTAGCTGCTAAAGGACCTTTTAATGCTTGTTTTTTAACACCAGTACGTAATCCTACCTTAGCTATAGAAGCAGGTATAGATGCACCCATAGATAATACACCAGCAATAACATCTGGTGCTAAACCTACGAGGTGTCCCATCTTATTTGCTAAAGATTCACTAGTAGTATCAGCGTCATCAGCCCAACCAAACGTAGTAAATCCTTCTGCAAATCCAGATACAAATTGATTTAATATAGAACCCATAGATTCTTCAGCAGCTTCCATATCCCTGTTAAAAGGTATATCAGATGCTTTCATAACACGTTCTACATAGTCTGTATCTTTCTGATTAAAACCAGTAGGGTCGTTTTGATATACTAGATACAATCTATTTGCATAGTCTTCTTGGGTAATGACACCACCCATAACTAGCTTATTTAAATAATCGAGCTGTTGGTTCATTTATATTCCTATTTAATTACTGGACTAATAACAGTACTAATTAAACTATCTTGTCTTTGAAGTTCTTTCTTTTGTTCGTCGCTACCATACTTGTTAATATAAGTATATAGGTCAGGGTGTTGGGCAGAATTAACTTTAGTTTGTATTCCTTCTTTTAAAGTTACACCTTCTTTAGTATTTCCTAGTATAGCATTTTGACCTTGTATAGCAGTGTCTGCAACTTGCAATAATGAACTATTTCTATCACTTAAAGTTTTATTTATTTGATTAAGTCTTTGACGATTTAAATCTACTCCTGTAACTTTTTCAAGACTTTCCGCTCCCATACTACCTATACCAGATACTACCTGAGCAGTTTCAACACCAGCTGCACCAAATTGAGTCAAATACCCTAAACCAATAAGACCATATCCAATACCCATTGCATAAGGATTTGGTACTTTAGATAACGCTTTACCTCCATATCTCATAAGTTTACCAGCACCAGCAAAACCTAAAGCAGAAGCTGCATCTTTTGATATTTCAATAATTTCATCTGTAGTATTGTCATAAAATAACTCTCTACCTAATATCCCAGAAGCTTCGTTCATATCTTCAAAAGTTAAAGCACCTTGAGCATCTTTTTCTAAAAATTTTATTAAAGTAGCTTTACCTTCAGCATCTAATTTTTCATCTTCTATAGCTGTTGATACATCTTTTTTAAATTGAGTATTTATTCGTGCTACTTCCTTATCTCCTTCTACGTTAATTGTTGCTACTTCTTTAGAAGTTTCACGAGCTTCTTGTGCTACTGCTAATTGAGCTGCTTCTTGTCTTTTTCTTTCTGTTACAATATCTGGGTCTGTTGCTTTATAAAGCTCTAAATCTTTAGCAGCTTGTGTTTGCTCGTCAATTAAATCTAATTGATTTTGATATTTTAATTCAACCATATCTCTTTCAAACGCCATTTCTTGCATACGTTTTTCTGCTTCTTTATATGGTTCGTTAAACTCTTTCAGCATTCCTAAAATATTTGCTATATTTTGTATTGTTTGATTGCTTGCCATTTTATACTCCTCCGTACATGTCTAATAATGATTGTCCATAACTTGATTTAATTCCTTTTTCTGCAGCATATCTATCTAATTCAAATCCTGCTGACTGTATATCTCTAATACTTGCTGCTTCTCTCATACCTAGTTGGAATGCAGATTCTCTAGCACCTAAATCTCTTGCCATTTGTTGTTGTGAAAAAGCCATTTGACTTTGCTGTAACGCATTTATACCAGCACCACTACCAGCTAATCCTGTCATACCAATTTGAGATTCTAATCTTTCTTGACCCATTCCATATTGTTGAATAGCTCCTTGTTGTGCTAGCTGTTGACCTTCAGTTAAAAAATCTCTTTGTTGTGCAAATTCAGCAGCTTGTGCTGTACCTGCAGTTTGTAATGCTCCGTACTGTTGATTTAGTAAAGCTTGTGCACGTCTTCTTTTCTGTCTTGCTTTTCTACGTTTTCTTCTACTTCCAAAAAAACCTAGTACTGCACTACCAATGGTCAATCCTAATCCTAAGGGTGTCATACCTAAAGCTGTTGCTGCTTGTCCAAATTTTCCTAATTCTTTTTCAGTTCCACTCATTTTATATCTCCTTATTCAAATGTTTCAAATACTTGCCCTAAATCTTCCATAATATCTTGTATAGTAAAATTAGGTGCTATTTCTTCTGAAAATTCTTTTTTAACTTGATTATACGCTTCTATATCGTTTTGTTCTTGCTGTTCATCTATCATACGAGTTATGGTGTTATCGTAATAATTTGATTTAGCAGGTAAATCTTTTGCAGAACCTCCCCAATGTGATTTTAGCCACGCATCTTTATGTGTAAATTCTGGTGTTCCTAACTTATCTAATGGAAATTTACCTTTCTGTTCTTTGTCTGCATAAAATATATCAGTCTGTAATTCTGGTGATAGCTTTGTAAAATCAGGATTATCTTTGTCGATATTTTTTAATTCATTTGCAAACTTTTTTGGCATTTCTGCTTTATATTCCTGATAGAATCTTTCGTATCTAACAATAGCATCTTTAGCTGCACCTGAACCGCCAGCATCAAACATTTCATATTGATACACACCTCTACCTGGACCGCCACCTCTCTGAGGTATATTTTCATTGTTAGATTCTAACATAGCAACTTCTTTTGCGTGTAGTTGCAACATATCAGCTTGTTGCACTCCTCTATTTTTTCTAATAACTTCTAATGCTCCTTGCATAATATCTCCTTAATATTTTTTTAATAAACTTGGATTATAGAATTGAGACATAACTGTTCCTCCAGATGGATTAACATCACTTTTTATAGTACCTTGATAAAACTTTTGTTTTAATTCATCTAATAAGGGTTGATTAGTTCCAAGTTCTGTAAAACCTTTTGTATATTCTCTTATTTCTTCTTGCGTGTAAAACAATGTTCCGTCACTTGCTTGACCAATCGGTTGTAAATCTTCTCTTCCTAATTGCATATCAGGTAATAATTCAGAATCGATACCTTCTTTTTTCTTTAATAATGCACGATGTTCAGCACTATCTTTCTTTACAACACCAGTTCCATAGTTTGTATGTATATTATCACCACTTTTACCTCCAGTTAATCCTGCTCCTGCTGGTAATTTAATTTGTTCTTCTGTCAATGGTCTTTCAGGTGCTTTCTCAAACAAAGGTTTTGTCAAATCTATTTCTTTTTTTTCTCCTGTATCAGGGTCATAAAACGACATCACATCTTTTACAGACGGGTCTTTTTTAGCTAACTCAGAATAATATAATGCACCACCTTCTGCACTATATGGTCCAAACATTTTTTCTCCAAGTCTTTGTGCTCCTCTTTCTATAAAACTATCACCATCAGCAAATTTCCCTGTTTGAAATTGCTTTTCAAAATCTCCACGTACATTTTGATATGCTTTAATTCCTTCATATGCTGTTCTTGCTCCCATTAATCCAGCTGTTACATCGGTTAATGTGCCTCCATCATCTGGGTCTTGTCTATATATTTGACTCATCTGACCACGTATTTGAGACATAATTAGTCCTATTCTACTAGCCATTTTATATTACCTCCTGTAATTGTATTTTCATCCATCTGTTGTCTACTTTTATAAATAAAAAATATTCATTGTTTTGTTTTATAATTTTTCTATCTCCCGCTTTACCATCTTCATTTTTTGGTATTGATGTCTCAACCTTAATAGGTGTTTCATATTGTTGTTCAGATTGTACTTGTTTTAATAATGCTTGAGCAAGTTGAGCATTAGGATTTACATTCAATGCTGACTGTATTAATCTTTTTGCTTTATTTCTCATTATCTAAATACCTTTTCTCTGTATACAATTTGTATATCATTTAGCTCAAAATCGGCATCAGAAGCTCCATCTAACTCCAAGGCAATACCAAAGCTCACTAAGTTCTTAAAAGTGTCGTTAACAGCTATTTTCGTGGTTCTAAAGTCATTTGTAGTGTCAATTAACTGGGAAGAACTAGCATCTACACCTATATCTCCAACATCAACTGATTCTAAGTCTCTTTTAGTTCCAAATCCTTTCACTGTTATATTTTGTCCATTTTTATAGTTTACATAAATAGTATTAATATTTTTATTACTTGTAGGATTACCAAAGTCAAATTCTTTTGTTTTTAATATTACTTTATCACTTCCTGTAAATGATACAGGTGTTGGATTCCAATTCTTTAACGTTATGGTAGTATCACCATTATCTTGCATATAAGTTAATATATCATCATTTTTTAATACAAAGTTAGTAAAACTATTTGTACTAGAACCAAAATTATCACCTTCTGTCCAAGATTGAGATTTCAAATCAAACTTTAGTATCGTATTATCTGGTCTAGCAATATATATTTCTTTTGTTTTTGGTAAAAATCCTATCACATTATCATCGTGATAATAGTTACTATCCCAATCATCAAATATAGATTGACCTGTTTCATTCAAGTGAATATCGTTTAATTGTCTACCATCATAAAAATAAACACCATTCTTATTAAACCAAGTAATAAAGCTTTCTCCTTCATAAACATGATAATCTTTTTCACATCCCTTATATGGATAAGTACCTTCTAAATATTCTATATCTCTAGATATGTTAATAATAAATAACTTTCTAGTTTTAAATTCTAATAGTTGTTGATTAATAGAAGCTAATCTTATAATATCATCACCATCTTCTACTTCAACATCAATAAATCTATCGGCTTCAAAAAAATCAAACTGATTTGGTTTAGATTTTAACACTCTATCATTTTTAGTTACTAAGCTGCCTTCTTCATTATAGTATTTAACATTACCAATATATGCTCTACGATTAGCAACTGTAATAGTATTAAATCCAGTAGACAATGGTCCAATAATAGATTTACCATCCACTAAATATGGTTCAGTAGTAGATAAAGAACTTAATCTTTTTCCTCCAAAAGTTGCTACTCTATCATATATCTTAGCACCATTATCGTGAGAAACTGCACTAGTACCCCCATATCCTCTCTCAACATTAATAAATGTAGCACCAGTTCCAGTAACTTTCATTACTTCATCGTCTATTTTAATAATATCGTTAGTAGTAAATGCATTTGGAGTATCAACATTTATTTGTGCTTCTACATTATCTACTGTTTCATCTGTAACTGCACCACTATCTACTGCATATGCATCGTAAGGATATACCCAGTTTACATAGTATTCAGTTGGTGACACAGAATCTTCTACAAATCCTTCTTGACTAAATTGACTATAAGTTTCTTCACCTGCATAACGCAATCCTTTATGAAAGTCTACTTCTGCTAATAAATATTTAGCATTTACTTGACCGTCGTAAGTATATCCACTGCCTGGCTCATTAAAGTTTTCTATAATACCCCAATAAATTTTATAACCAGTAATTCTAGAATTAGTCCCTGGTGCTCTACCAAACAAACCAAAATGTAAATAACGTTTTACTTCCGTTGTCATATCTTCTTGTTGAAAAATATCACCAACAAAATATGCAGGAGATTCATAAATATGTTCATAAATGCTAGATACCCATAAACCATATCTCTTTTCAGAATCTTGTCCGCTTGAAGCCTTGTTTGGATATACAGTAATATCCGAATCATCCTCACTACTTGTTGCACTATTTAACTTAGAAAAATATGCAATTAAATGTAAACCGCCTCTAACCCCATCTAGCGTAGGTTCATAGTCTGTATAAGCATCAAATATGTCGTGATTATTTTCAATAGAAAAACTATATCTGCTATAATTTGGAGAACTAAAATCACTTACAGTACTATCAGTATAACCATTATGCATAAATACTTCTGAATTTTGTAAAGGTTTAAATACCTGATATTTTTTATATAGCTTGTCTGGTTCTAAATTATTACTTACTGCTGACCCTCCAACCCTTCCTGTTAAACCTGCAATAAACAAATCTTCTTTTTGATATGCATTTGTAGTATCTACAAGTTCCGATGCTGTATCATTACCAAAATGCAAGTCTTCGTCAGTGTGATATAAAATCTTAGGAGTTCCACCAGTACCAACTTTAGGTACTACACGCAACGCTCCATCTATATTATACATTACTACTTCATGATTTCCACTAGATGCATAACCAATGCTTGTAACAATATCGTAAGAAGAAGAAGAGCTTGTATAATCTATAACTCTAACTTGTTGATTACCAGGGTCATTTATAGCAAGATACTCTCTGTTGCTTGTAGTAGCTGGAGATGCTATATCTTTATCTAAATTAAAATGATATAATCCATTTCCGTGATTTACGGATTCTATTGCAGTACCATCTACTTCATTATATGCATCGGGTTCGGTACTTCCATACATCTTCAGTTTCCCTGGTACTTCATTATCAAGATTTAACATCACTTGATATTCATTAGCAACCATATCACGTGAATTAGTATTTTTGTTTATACCACCACTAAAATTACTTGCGTTTATAACTTTTTTTGGCATTCTTCTTTCTCTTCTTTTTTTTGTTATACAATCTTCTAGTATTATTAGTAGAAACTCCTTTAGACTTTCCCCCGATAGATTTACTTGTTACCGTCAATTAATTCACCCCATAAGGTTGTTTTACCATCAGTTATCTCTACTACTTCTACTTTAAACTCACCATTGTCAAACCAGTCCACAAT